TGTGCCTAGTTTTTGTGATGGCATTTCTTGTGGAGTACCAGTATCGAGTATGGACTTATCTCAAATAGAAAATCCAATATATTCAAATAAAAGAGAAGATTGGATTAATAGTTTATTGGCAAATCAATTTACTATATCAGAAATGAAAAACGGAACAGCTTGGAAAAAACTTGGAGTAAAATAAAATGAAAGAAACTTTTACAATTTCAGAAAATATATTTAATAATGTTAATACAGCACACGCTACAATATTAGTACAAGTTAAATGATAATAACTCATAAAATGAATTGGGGACATTGTTTGTCCCATCAAATATGGCCTGCAATAGAAAAAGGTTGGCAAGATGAAGATAGACCAATACATTTTTTTTGGGGACTTGCTGGTAAAAATATAGAAGAAATTAGAAAGGCAAGTGAAAAAGGTGAAGAATGGTGGTATGTAGATGTTGGTTATTTAACTGAACAGATAACACGTTATCCAGAACCTAAAATACACAATTATGATAAAACTTATTTTAGAATATGTAAAGGTAGTATTCACTCAACAAGAGGAAAAGTTGGCGATGGTGCTCGTTTAAAAGAATTAGAACAAAAAGGTATTGATGTTAACTTTAAAGGTTGGTATACAGGTGAAACAAAACACATACTAGTTGCACCTTCATCACAAACAGTTACGTTTCATACAAATGGTATAAACCAAGATCAATGGATTTATATGGTTACTGAAGAATTAAAGAAACACACAAATAGAGAGATTAGAGTAAGAAACAAACCAAGACCTGGAAATCAATGGTGGGGTACTGACATAAAAGATGACTTAAAAGATTGTCATTGTTTGGTTACTAATATGAGTTTATCAGCTATTGATGCCTTATTAAACTATGTTCCTGTTATAACTGCTCAAAAAAATGTGTGTTCACCAGTTGCTTCACATAATCCTAAATTTGTAGAAAAACCTTTTAGACCTGGTAGAAAAACAATAAATGAATGGTTAAAATACGTTGTAGAAAATCAGTTTACATTATCTGAAATAGAAAATGGTACTGCTTACAATGTATTAAAAAAACAATATGAGTAAGATTAATAATGTTATTTGTGTATTTTGGGGAACAAAGTATCCTATTAAATATGTAAATACTTTGTATCGTATGGTCAAAAGAAATATGACTATACCTTTTAACTTTTATTGTTTAACAGATAATCCTGAACAAACATTTGAGGCTGCTATAAAAACAATTAACATTCCTAAACCTAATTTAGATGGTTGGTGGAATAAAATGCACCTTTATAATAAAGAACTTAAAATTGAAGGTAATATTTTATACTTAGATTTAGATGTTGTCATTTTAAATAATTTAGAACCTTTTTTTAAACAATACGAAGATGAAGACTTTTGCGTCATAAGAGATTTTGGTCAACCTACAACTACTATCAATTCAAGTGTTATAAGATATAATTTAAAACATCATTTTTTTATATGGGATAATTACTTAAAAGATAAAGGTAAGTATGATTCAGTACACGGAGATCAAAACGTATTAACTGATATGATGTTTAGGCATCCAAGTACGCAGATAATGCCAGATGACTGGACATATTCATTTAAATGGCCTGTAAGAGGTAAACCTAAAAAGTACGAGAAATATAAACCTATAGATCATCCTTTAAAAAAAGACTCATTAATATGTGTCTTTCACGGACACCCTAATCCCGACTATGCTATGCAGTATCAAAGTGGAGAGTGGGTAAAAGAGTACTGGAAATAGACGAATCTGTGTAAATGTTCACGTTTTGTTCTTATATAATACCTTAAAAACTCAATAAAATCAACAAAAAATAGTGCTTGACTATTTGAATAAAATAGTATAAAGTAGCAGTATATGACAAAAAAATTATATCATTTAGTTTACGGCAGAGAATATCAGGATTCAGATGACAGATCAGATGAGTTTTTTTATGTTTACAATACTATATTCAGAAACGTACCAGCAAATCTAGTAACTACATTAATGCAATACAAAGATAAAATCAAAAACTATTGTGATAAGAATTATAAAGAAGACGCAAGTAACTTTGTAGGCAATACAGTTGTTAGAATTTTATCAAACAAAGAATACTACAAAACTTATGAAGACGCTTTTGGCGATGTTGCAGTTGGTGACAATAACTTATTTAATGACTATGGCCAGTTGTGGAATACAAGACAATTTTTTAAATACGATTTTAATCCAAAAATTATTGAGGATTACAAAACTAAAAGACAACAATATATTAACCAAATGAACTAAGGAGGACACTATGGTAGATACAAATATAACATATACACAAAAAGACGAAGGTAAAAACCTTTACAGAAAGAAAACTTATTATACACTTGTTATTGAACAAGAAGTATTAGCAAAAGATAAAGATGAAGCAGATAATCTGTTTACAGATAACGGTATTGATCACTCTAAAATTACTAGTGACATTACTGAAACAAAAGATGGCGTTGAAACTTATATGGTAGACGCTAATTATAATGAAAGTGGTGATACTGAATATGTGGGCAAAGTTGTTTTTGATACTGACACTTATGGTGATGAGGCAATTGAAAACGGCGATGTTACAATTGACACTTATGCAGATGAAAACGATTTATCAGAAAAAGAAAAATCAGATGTAGATACTGCTATCAATTTAGAATGGGAACAATCAATAGGTAAATAATATGGCAGCAAATATGATGATGGATGATATTGAAAAATTAAATAGAATCATCCTATTACTAGAAGATAGAGAATTTTCAACCGCAAAAGGAATTGCAATAGTTTGGCGTGATAAGTTACAAGGTGAATTAGACACTATGAACAGCTACTATGAAAATTTAGAATATCAAAACGATACATTAGAAACAGTTAACAACCCATATACAAAAGGAGAAGGAATATGATAGATTCAGAAATATTTTCAATTATTACATTAACAATTATATTGATAGGTCTAGGTTATGTTTACTTGACATTACAAGATTGTGGTGTTATACTAGACAGAATGAAAAGAAATTGTAAGACTATGATGAAAGTTTGTGATAGTGCTACAAGTGATTTAGGAGAACTAGATGAGATTCAAAAGGATCTTAAAAGAAGAAACAAAAAAACAAAAGTTAAATAGATTGAAATTAGAACACTGGAAGTGGATTAAATCTTTAGGTGTTTCAATCAATTTAAAAACAGGTAAAATAAAAAATGTCTTTAAAGGATTTAAATTACCTGATTATGAAGTAAAAAATTCTGTGCCACTTGGCAATAGAATACCTGGGGTATGTGTTAAAAGAAAAGTAGTTATGGCACAATTACCTGAAGGTAAAACAATCAGTATTGGTTACAACAAAGGCACTTACCAAGTTGTAGATAAATCTGATTTTAAATCAATGGGAAGGAAAATATAATATGAAAACAGCATATACATTAATTATATTAATGATGTTAGGTTTCTTTGCAATGGCTAATAGTGTTATGGCAAATGAGACAGTTGACAATGTAGTAAATGGTGTAAAAGAAGCACCTGCTAAAGTTGTTAACTTTGTTAAAAGTGAATGGGAAGAAACAAAAGAGTATCAAAAAAATAGTTGGGCAACAAGTAAAACTCAATTAACAAATACTTGGACTCAAATAAAATCTAAACTAGGAGTTAAAAATGACTAGTGGAGACTTTGTATATACAAGTGCCAATGACGGCACTTGTTACATTAGACCTATAACGGCTAGAGCAGAAACTTGGTTTAAAGAAAACAATATAATATCAAAAGTTGTTGATAATACAGAAGACTTTTATATTATCAAAGCAGTTGACGGACCTGATTTATGTCAAAAAATAAGAGAATCAGGTATGGATTTCACTAGTTAAGTGTTAAAATTGTTGATTTTATTAACTTTTTTAATGCTTGACAATGTGTTAAAAGTGTGATAGGATATATCTATATTATTAACAATAACAAAAGGACAATTATATTATGATAGACAAAGAAACATTATTTAAAGAGTTTGAAGTTGAAAAACAAAAAGACATTAAACTTTCTAAAAATCCAGAACCGAGAGAAGAAGTATTTACAAATAGAGTTAACTTCTTAAAATCTCATTTAGATGCAAAAAAATCAAATCCGAGTTATTACTCTAATTTAGATATTGATTTTAATAATCTTTTAAAAGCATATACAAGTGAAAGTCCACTTGATTCATTTTATAAAGTTGTTTTTGGCAAAACTTATGATGAATATATGTTTGAAAAACAAATTGAAGAACAACAAGATGAAGCTGAAGAAAAATATTATTCTATTAATTAGTTGTCTGTTACTTGTTAACTGTGCCGCTAGAGATTACGCAGTATCTACTAGTGGCGCTAGTATGGGTGCAATAACAGCTGCTGGTACTTGCTCAACAGTTGTTAATGATCCTGCTGCCATTGCAGTTTGTGCTGCTGCAGGTGCTGCTCACGGTGCAGATCAAGTTTGGAATGACGACTATAATACACATAAACATTATTTTGTTGATCATTTAATTGGTGCTCCTAATAAACCTAATATAACAAATTGGTACAATCCTAAAACTAAAAATTCAGGTATTATTAAAACTACAAGAACTTGGTACAAAGGTCCTATCAAATGTAGAGACTACGAAAGTACAATTGATATTGCACCATCTTGGCCTTTTGCTTTTGCTTCAAGTGGTCCTGTTAGAAGAACTAATTTTGGTGTTGCTTGTATAATGCCTGATGGAAGAGTAGAGATTCAATGAGAATACATCCTAGAGTAATTTTAAAATTAATGTTTGCTACAATCTTCATTTTAATGTTTTGTAAATATGCCTTTGCAGATAACCACGATTTAAACAAAAAGGCATTTAAAAAAGATGAAATTATTGAAGTAGATACAGGTTTAGAAAAGTTTAATGTTGTAAAAGTATCTAAACAAGATGAAAACACAGTTTGGAGTAAAGAAAAAGAAAGATTTGTAACCGCAGATGGACAATGGTGTTTTGTAACTATTAATATAAAACAACAAGGTGATGAGATAGTTAAAAAGGAAGAGTTGCATTGTGCAGATACTAGATTTGGTATGACCAAAAATGAAAAGATTAAAGAACTAGAAAAACAAATTGAATTAGAAAAGGCAAGAAAACCAGGTTACTGGGAACTTTTTGCTGAATTTTATTATAGAGATCCAAACGCACCTGTATATTGTAGAAAGTATGCAAGGCCAGATAGTTGGTTTAAACGACCTGGTAACGTGTGTTTAAATCCAACAGGTAAATGGGAGGTAATAAACTAATGATAAAAATATCATTTACCGTAATAATTCTTTGGGTTTTACTAGCTTTTAACTGGGAATTATTTACTAATACTGTTAATGAGCACCAGCTTGTTGACAAAACTAAAAATCTAGTATATAATATGAAAGAAAAGGTGAAAAAAATAAATGAGTAAATACATAAAATATGCTCTTATGATTGTGTTAGGATTAACACTTACAAATTGTGCTAATAAATCATACACAATTAAAAAAGAGACCGACAAAGTAGTTACAAAAGTACCTTCTTGGTATATGAATGATTACAATGCTAAGAAAGCTTGTGAAACGACTACTTTTGGTAAAAATAAAGATAGACAATGTATCTTTGGTGTTGGTACTTCGGTATCGCCAGACTTAGAACTTGCTATTGAAAAGGCAACCTTAATTGCAAAGGCAGAAATGGCCGATATGATTAAAGGTGAAATGAATAAAAAGGCAAAAATATTTACTACTGAATTAGGTAAGTCAAATACTAAGACAGTTGTATCAGATGTTGAGACAACACTTGTAAATATAATTGCAAATACTCCTGTGAGAGGTTATGAAACGTTTGAACAGGAAGTTACAATGACCAAACAAGGATATTATCGTGCTTGGGTAGGTTTAAGACTACCACTTGGTGAGTTTAATAAGATGTATAACTATTCTATTGAAACAGTAGTTGACGCATATGAACTTAAAAAACTTGCTGCTTTAAAGTATGATGAAGTAGAAATGGTTGCTAAGGATGACAAACAACAGTAATATAACTGTATATACAAAAGACAATTGTGTCTATTGTGAAAAGGCTAAGGCCTTATTAAAAGGCCTTGACCTAAGTTTTACTGAAAAGAAATATGGAAAAGATTTTAATACACCAGAGGAATTATTTGAAGCCGTTGGTAAAAAAGTTAGAACTATGCCACAGATTATGATAGATAACGAACTAGTAGGCGGATACAATCAATTAGTTGAATATTATAACAACAAAGGTCTTGTAAACTTTAAGGGTGAGTTAAATAAATAATTATGATGGCAGAAAAAATAAACGATAACATCATTATCTTTCCTAAAATAAGAAAAGAGTCTCCTAAATCAACTCTTACTGAAAAACAAAAAAAAGAAATTAAAGATTTACAGGCTTCTATGTATGTTGCTCAATTAACAGATGCTATACAGGACGAGTTATTTCAAATGTTAAATAAGAATGGTATTAAAGTAGATCATATAGATTTTCAAAAAGACTTTTCTTTAACTATGGATTCTATCAAGTCTTTATTGTATAGAGATTTTGGATTAAAACATACATTACAAACAATTGTTGATACAGTTGCTGTAGGTTATTCTTCTGATGGTAAAAAATTAGATAAGAACGATTTTAAAAAATTAAGTTACGTACAATTAGAATACAAAGATATATTACTTAAACATAAAGTAAAAACACAAGATTTAAAACCTGGCACAATACAGGACATCATTGATCTTTTAGATAAAAAAAATAAAAGTAAAGATGGTGAAGATAAGATTCCATAAAGCACTTTGGAGTATTTTGCATAGTTAACGTGCCACTATGCAATCTATAATTTGAGGCACATTATATAATAAGGAGTGAATAAATGTTTAAATCATTATTCAATATGGGAAACGACAATATGAAAGTTGTTTCTAAATCAAAAAGAACTTCTACAAGAGGTAGAAGAAAATTATCAAAAAGAGCTAAAGTATTAAACCTTTTATCAAAAGGTGCTTCAGTATCTTGGAAAACTTTGAGAACTAGATTTGATCTAACTTCTCCTAGAGCATTAATTGATACTTTGAGATCAGAAGGTAATATGATCTACATTAACAAAACAGCAAAAGGTACTTCATACAGAATGGGTCAACCTACAAAAGCAATTGTTGCTGCTGGTATCAAAAAGTTATATGGTACACCATACGCTTACAAAAATGCGTAATTAACCATATCGTTAAGGGCGGGAAAACTCGCCCTTGACATTTAAAGTAATATAAATAATCTATAATATATTACAAAATGAGGAGATTAAATGCCAACAAACACATCTAATTTAAATTATGCAGGCACAGGTGCCTTACTAATTAGTGAGATATTAACTAAAGTCAAAAACGCTTCAGACGAAAAAGAAAAAATCAATCTTTTAAAAAAACACGATTCAGTACCTTTAAGACAAATACTCAAAGGTAACTTTGATCCTAAAATTGAGTGGGATTTACCAGATGGTACACCTCCATTTAAAAGAAATGAGGCTCCAGCAGGAACTGAACATACATTATTGTCAAATGAAGCAAGAAGATTATGGCACTTTGTAAAAGGTGCAGACCCTAAACTGTCTAAAACAAAAAAAGAAATGATGTTTATACAGATATTAGAAGGTTTACACTCAAGCGAAGCAGACATCTTAATTGCTATAAAAGAAAAATCTTTAGAAAAATCTTATACTGGTTTAACAGGTGAAATAGTCAGGTCAGCCTTTGGTTGGAATAACGACTACAAAACTGCCTAGACTAAATATTATTAGTCTGATTCGATAAAATACAACTATAGGGTGTAGAACAAAAGTAGAACATTTACTTATACACCCTATTTTCTTATATAATTCAACATAAAAATAACTGGAATAATGCTTGCAATGTGCCTTTTTCTATGATACTATAATAGTATGAATATGATAAAGGAGAACATTATGAGTAAAACAAAAGACTACTTTACAAGTGCAGTAGAAAAACAAGTTGACGACATTAAAGACAAGTTAGTTAATAATGAAATGACCTTGGATGACGCTGCTAACAAACTTGAAAAAATTGACAATCTAAGTTTAGTAACAGATATGACCGACTATGATGAAATGGCTTATATCTTAAAACACGGAGACTAATAATGAAAAGTTTTAAGTTTAAAGTTATTTTTTATATTTGTATTTTTACTTTTGCTATATTTTTAGGTTTAGTAAAACCTGCTAAAGCAGATGATTATACAAAGGCAGTTATTGGTCACGTAGTAACTCAAAAAGTTACTGGTGGTAATATTGATAGTAGTAAGTTAATGGAACAAGAACTAGAAAAACTTGCTCACAAATATGCTATTGATATGATTTCAGTATTACAAATTTATTTGCCTGCTGTATTAGATGGCATTGCTGCCGATTTAAGAATGAAGGCGGATGAAAAATATAAATGTGAATTGTTAAAAGGATCAGCAAATGCGTGTAATTGAAGTATTTAATGATACTATGAATTTTGTTTATGCCTTTATACCAAAGGATCTTTTTATTATTTTACTTTCAGTTTTAGTTATTTGTTTATATTATACAAATAAAAAAATAAAAGAGGAAAAGAAAGATGGCAACGAGTAAAAGTATTAGAATGAGCAAATTGAAACAAAAAATCAAAAGGCAATATTCTATTGCTAAAAAATATAAAACTACTTACAAAGACATCAAAAAATATTTTAAACAATTAAACAGTTATATTTTTAATGGTAAACTATCTCCTTTTGGTGATGTTGAAATTAAAGACTTGACAAGAGACAAGTGCATAGGACAAGTTATTACTTTAGAGTGGAGAAGAAAAGGAACAAGATTATATAAACTTGAAATGTTACCAGAGTATAAAACAAAAAGAGATTTTTTAGACACATTAGTACACGAAATGGTACATTTATATCAAATGCAGAATTTAGGTGATACAGGCGCTCATAACGATTTATTTTGGTCCTTTGAACCTAGAGTTGAAAAGATAGGCTTAAGATTATAACACAGAAAGATATATGATGAAACAAGGTGAAGAAAAAAATCACATTGATGAGTGGTTAAAAAAACAAATAAGAAATGGTATCAATACTATAGATTACGTTTTACAGAATGGATCTAAAGATTGGAAACTTTACTATACTGGACATTTACACAAAGATATATTAGATAATTTTCCAGGCAGAACTAGTAAAAAAATATTTAAAGGTTATAGACAATACTTAGATAATAAAAATCTAGTCTTCATACAAAAGAAATTTGATGATGGTGGTTATGATTATTATGTAAAGAAGGTTAGTAATGCGATTTAATAAAGTACAAAAAGAAATATTAAAAGGTTTAATTAAAGGTAAAGGTTATTACAAAACACCTAAAGTACCTAAAGATGAAAATGATAAACTTTTAAATGATTTGTTACCTTTATACTTTAAAGACTTATTAATATTTCAAAGAGAATACAACATACCATTTATAGGTCCTGTAAATGCTCACAAGGTCACTCACAAATATTATGTAATTACAATGAATAAAAAAGTAGATTTAAAGTTATTAAAGTCAATTGCTAAGAAAGGTGTTTATGAAAACAATTAAACGCCAATTTCAAAAAATAATGTGGCTTATTTTAATTGTATTAGCAGCTTATGTGTTTGGTACGTTTACTCCTAATCCTTATGTATCTCATAAAATTAAATTAGAAGTAGAAACAAAATTTACAGATTGGGCAAACAATTTAGGATTACAAGAACCAGCATTTAATTATAACAATGATATGCAGTTTGTTCAGGCTGTTCGTAAGTGTGTTGATTGGGTAAACTTTGAAACGCCTAGAATGGAAAGAGTGCCTGTTGAAATGATAGTTGCAATGGCAGCATTAGAGTCTGGTTGGGGTACAAGTCGTTTTGCTTTAGAAGGAAATAACCTATTTGGTATACGAACTTATGATAAACAAGTACCACATATGTTGTTAGAAGGTAGAACTACTTGGAAAGGTTGGGGCGTTAGAATATTTCCTACAAAATGTCAAGGTGTAAAATTTTTAGTTGAATTGTTAAACAATCATTATGCTTATGATGAGTTTAGATTTGAAAGAACTAAGTTACTAGTTATGGATAAACCATTAGATTCTAAGAAATTAATTTATACACTAAAAAGTTATTCAACAACACCTGATTATGCAGAAAGAGTTAATTATATAATTGATAAAATAAGAAAACAAGAACAACAATCAGGTGAAATACCTATTGAAGTAAAAACTGACTCTAAAGTTGAAAGTAAAAAATAATGACACTAATAGATGGCTTTAGTATATTAATAATTAACAACACTATTATATTAGTAGGGTTAACTACAATATTTTATTTCTATAATAAAATTAAAAAAAAAGAAAAGGAAAAAGAACAGTATGAAAAAGAAAAAAAAGAAGGTGCAAACCCCTATTGTTAGAAAGTGTGATTACGAAGATATGGCTGTTTGTATAAAAAGCGATCAAGTAAGACCTGCTGACGTAGCAAAATACTTTGAAGATAAGTCTTTTTACAGATACTATAAAAAGAATTGGTTAAACAAATAAATAGAAGTATGTTTTTAATACTTATAACCTTTCTATCAGCCATCAGTATTTCAATCATTGCTGCTGGTTACTCAATCATAGGATTAGCAACATTATTTGCTGGCGCTGCTATGCCAATTATTGCTATGGGTAGTGCATTAGAAATAGGTAAGTTAGTAGCCGCATCTTGGCTCTATAATAATTGGCGCTCAGATATGGTGCCAGCTACTTTAAAAGCATATCTGTTTAGTGCAATTATAGTTTTAATATTCATTACATCTATGGGTATCTTTGGGTTCTTATCAAAGGCACACCTTGATCAAGTACAACCCACATCTGGTAACACAATAAAGATTAATGCAATAGATAATCAAATTAAAAGACAAGAAATTGTTATTGATCGAGCAGAAAAAACATTAACACAATTAGATAAGTCAATAGAAGTTTATTTAAACAATGAATATGCTACACGAGGATTAAAAGAAAGACAGAAACAAGAAGCAGAAAGAAACGAATTAAACACAGCAATTAAAAACGCAAGTGATGAGATTGCTAAACTATCTACAGAAAAGGCCAATCTACAATTAGCACAAGATAAGATAGAGGCCGAAGTAGGACCTATTAAATATGTTGCTGAACTTATATATGGTGATGACGCAAAAAGTCATTTTGATGAAGCGGTCAGAATTGTAATACTAATTTTAATATTTGTATTTGATCCACTTGCAGTATTACTTTTAATTGCAGCCAACATATCATTGAGACAATGGAGACTTAAAAGAAATTTAACAAAAGCAAAAGAAGAAAAAAGATTAGAAGACAAGTTGCAACGACTTGAAAAACAAAGTAAAGAACTAAAGAAAAAAGACCGTGACTTTAGAAAACTAGTTGAAAGAGACTTAGATTCGTTAGATCCAGATGAAATTAAGTTAAAATTAAATCAAATATACGATTGGAATGACAAAAAATAACGATATTTAACTGCTTGACTTTATGTACGGATTGATGTATAATTATTATAGAATGTTGACTAAAGAAGATATAGATAGAATCTATAAATCAAAAGAAATCAAAAGAATAGACAACGCCAAAAAGGCTTGCAAAAATTCAACTTCAAATTGGGCCAAAAACTATTGGTTTAATGTGTTTGAAAAATTATGTAAGAAGTATGGTCGTATGGATATATACAGAAGGGATATACATTAAATGGTAAAAGATGATGGTAAAAAACATAAGTCTGGTATGGTTCATATTTCAATAGATGAGTATGAAGAATTAAGAGCAGGATCAAAAATGATTACTGATACAGATTTAATTAACGTAATTGATAAAATAGATGAATTATTAAGAGTATTAAAAAGAAGAATTAATAGAAGTAACATTTACACAGCTAGATAATGACAGAATTTAAACACGGCATATATAAAACATTACAAAAATTGCTTGGCACAAGTTTAGGCCGAACTGTTGTTTACACAATAGGTCACATTGTAATTGCTATGACTTGTAATCGAATAATTACAGGTGCAGATTGGGCTCTTGCTGGTGCAGACGCAATTATAGAACCATTAATTAATGGTGGTTGGTATTATGTTTTAGATAGAACTTGGAGTAAAAAAAGATAATGAACATATTTTATGTTGATAAAGATCCTGTAAAAGCTGCTCAAATGCTTTTAGACAAACACGTGGTCAAAATGATTTTAGAATCTGCTCAAATGCTTTGTACTGCTAAAAGAGTATTAGATGGTAAAGAATATTTTGATACTACTAAAAATGGCCGTAAGATTAAAAGATGGCGACTTGATAATCCAAATGAAGAAGCTATCATATACAAGGCAGGCTGGTTAAATCATCCTAGTACACAATGGGTACTACAATCAGCATACAATTACGTATGGTTATACAAACATATGATGGCACTTAATGATGAATACAAAAGAAGATACAATCACACTAAAGACCATTTAACAATTCAAAAACTAGGTCAATTATTACAGACACCACCAAAGAATGCTAGAATTGATGTTATGGGTACAGATGCTACACCAGCAATGCCTGATGAATGTAAAGTACCAGGTGATGTTGTAGCAAGTTATCGCAAGTATTACATTATGAAAAAACAAAGATTTGCTACTTGGAAAGCACCTGCTAAAATGCCACAATGGTTTGCAGAAGGAATAAAAAATGAAGCCCAGAAAGAAATCTAATCCAATTGCAAAAGAAGTAAGAACTCCTAAGTACAAGACTAGAACTGTTAAACCTAAAAAAGGTAAAGGTAGTTTTAAAAGATTAAAAAATGTTATGACCGAAGATGAATGGGTAAACAATTTTATAAAAGCAAATAGAGAGCCATTATGATATTTGAAGATGAATCAATAGTGATAAGTAGAGAACAATCAAAAAGAGCAAGAGACGAAAGATTGGCTTCAGAAAAACGTATGATTAGATTGTTTACAGCAACCGAAGAAGAAATTTTAAGACAAGGATTAAAAGAAACGGAAATAAATGGAAAAATGTAAAAACTGTAATTGCGAAGCTCATTGTCCAGAGCCTTGTTATGAATGTAAAAAATGTAAAAAATGTAACTGTTCAGTTTGTAATAAAAAAAGACCTGACGTTGAAATAGTACAATAAATAAAAATATGAATCATATAGCACAATTTATAAATCACAATATATTTTTCTTAAATGATATTCAAGTTGCTCATTGGCAAACTGAGTCATATGCTGAACACGAAGCTTTAGGAGAATTTTACACTAAATTTAATACTTTGAATGACCGATTTGTAGAAATCTATCAAGGTAACACAGGCACTAGAATTAAATATAGTCCAGATTATAAATCCAGCCTAACTAATTATTCTGATTTAAAAGAATTAACATCTATGATAAGACGATTTAAAGATGATCTTGCTTTGTTTAGTTTACAATTTAGTGAAGACGATAAAAATGGTCACTTCATAGATTTAGAAAGTGTATTAGAAGATATGATGGAAGCTGTTAGTGATGTATTATATCATCTATCTTTAAAATAATGCCATCATATTCATTTATTAATACCAAAACAAATAAAGAATGGGATGATATAATGACCATTGCTGAAATGGAAGAGTATCTATCTAAAAACCCACATATCAGACAAGTACCTAAAAGAATGAATATTGTTGCTGGTGTTTCAGGTATTACTTACAAAAATGATCAAGGATTTAAAGAAGTATTAAGTAAAATATCAGAAGCTCATCCACAAAGTGCATTAGCACAACAATATGGTAAAAAGTCAATAAAACAAGTGAAAACTGAACAGGTAATCAAAAAGCATCGTGCTAGACAAAAATCAAAAACTAAATAATATAGTAGAAAGCGAGCAACCGAAGAACAACGGTCGTATACCAGAGTCTAATAGGTCAATCCGCTTATTCTACAAACTTAGGGCAGGTCTTTCCTGCTTGAAACTCCTGCCCGCTTTTATAGTAGCAGGATTTACTTTAAGTGGGTGTTATGGCCCCACAATTGCGACTTTAGGTCCTATTAATATTACACAATCGGACCTAGTTACAACACCAACAAAAATAATAATCAAACAGAATAAGGAGCAAAACAATGGCAGATGACATACCAGATTTTATGCGTGAATTTGATACCACAGTAGATTATGGTTTTACTCCTGTCTCTACAAAACCAGCTGAAACAACATCAACACCTACTGTTGATCCTTCAGTAATAGAAAATACAAATTTAGAAATATCAAAAGTAAAATCAGATGTTTCTTCAATCAAATCAATGATGAATGAAATTATGCAAATTGTATCTGAACGTGAAACGGTTAATAAAGAGATACAGGACGCTGATGTTCAAAATAGATTTAAAGAGATTGAAAAGATTGTGTTACCTTTTTTGTACAATCTTTCAAAGTCTAATGAACCTTACATACATTGGCCAAATAGAGGACCAATCATTAAGGCTCAAATGGACAAATTACTAAAACTAACAAGGGGATAATATGGCACAAATTAAATCACATCACAAAGATTTAAAAAGAGCAGTAAATGAAGCTGAAAACACAAGACAAGTTGATAGGTCTTTTAAAAGTTGGTATGATATGAAAACCCTAAAAAAGATAAAACTAATAGCAAAGGATAAACTATATGCGATTAAGCAAAAACTTCACCCTTAAAGAGTTAATTAAGAGTGATACGGCTGTTCGTAAGGGTATTAATAATAATCCTAACGAAGACCATATAAACAACCTAGAGCGTTTAGCAACTAATATATTGCAACCAGTAAGAGACCATTTTGCAAAAGTTGTATCTATATCCAGTGGGTATAGATCAGCAGAGCTTTGTGTTGCAATTGGATCAAGTGTTAATTCACAGCACGCTTCAGGCCAGGCTGCCGACTTTGAAATATTTGGAGTATCAAATAAGGAAGTTGCAGATTGGATCGTAGATAATTTGAATTTTGATCAATGTATATTGGAGTTTTGGAATCCAGAAGAACCAAATAGTGGTTGGGTTCATTGCTCATACAAAACAGATGAAGACAATAGACGAGAATATTTAAGAGCATTTAAAGGCGCTGATGGTAGAACTGTCTATCAAAAAGAATATTCTAAAACTACAGGTCCATCAAAAGAAGATGTAAATAATTCTTTGATGTAAAGACTTGACAAATACTTTATATTATGATATAATGAATATATAAAATTATTAATTAAAAAGAAGGCATATTATGGCATACAATCACGTGAAATTAGAAGAATCGGTATTACCCAAAAGTTTGGGTGTGAAAGGTAAAAACCAAGATGGTATAAGATATTATACTATTGATGGTGTCAATATGCCTTCAGTTACTTCCATATTAGGTTCAATACCTGAAAGACAACAAAAGATATTGGCTTGGAGAAATAGTGTTGGTGAAAAAATGGCTAACTTTATTTCTGTTACTTCTACTAATAGAGGTAAAACTACACACACACTTATAGAAAATCATTTAAAGAACGAAGATGAAAAGAACATAGGCATAACTGCTGTTACAGCGTTAGGTCTTTTTAGAATTATCAAACCATATCTTGCCAGAATAGATAATATACATTGCTTAGAAGAATATCTGTACTCTAAAGAATTAGGTGTTGCAGGTCAAGTAGATTGTATTGCTGAATACAAAGGTAAACTATCTGTAGTTGATTTTAAAACATCTACAAAAAAACGAGACGCAGATTATAACTATGGTAACTTTTTACAAACTTCAGCTTATGCTAAAATGTTTGAAGAATTATATCCTAGTAAGAAGATAGAACAAACTGTTATCTTGGCTGCTTGTGAAGATGGTTTTGTACAAGAATGGATACACGGTGAAGATAAAATAAAAGAACACCAAGAGTTGTTCTACAAACACGCTAAAGATTTCTTTGATAGACACAGTAACTTGAATAAATAGTTATAAAGTCAAAAGTCTGATTCAATTAAAAAGGTGATTTATTAGTCCTGCTTGCGACCTCAAACAGCTAAAGGGAAGTATGAAAAAATTAATTTTAATTTTAACATTATTATGTTCAAGCGTATTTGCAGAAGAATATACTCCATTTGTATGGAGAAATTTACCTGCAGTATGTGGCGCACCAGAGGATGTTCAAAATTACATAGATTACAATGAGTTATCTCCTAAACATTTAAGTTTAGGTAGAGAGTCAAGTGATCCAGATGGCGAACCAGTTTATATGGTAACTTATTATGAAAATGATAAAGGTGAAACATTGGTAACTGTTGATGTGCCTAATGGCTTAGAAACTTGTATATTATATCATACATTTAATAAAATGCAAGTATTAGAAAATTTAAAACCTAATGCGTAAGGAAAATATGAAAACATTATTAACAATATTATTTGCAAGTGTCTTATTGACGGCTTGTAGCATAAAAGAACCTAGACTATCTTTTGGTAAAAAATGTTTAGAAAAAGACAATCAAGTTGTCTATTCATACATTTGGTTATGGGATAAAAAAGTAGGGTTAACTGCTAACGAAGCAAATTGCGAATTAATCAAAAAAGATTAATCTTTAAGTTTGCCTGTATCTTAACAAAAACAGGCACTTTACAAATCTTTAAAAATATGATATAATGATACTATGTTATTAAATAGTAAAAAGTTTGGTTTGATCATTGAGGACATAGTTAAGAAAAAACGTGTATCTTATATGGAGGCTGTTTTAAAATATTGTGAAGAAAATGAAATAGACACAGGCACAGTCTCATCTTTAATTAACAAATCTTTAAAAGAAAAAATACAAATAGAAGCTGAAAATCTAAATTTGTTAGAAAAATCTAACACATCTAAATTGCCTATATGAACAGTTATGAAACGTATAAATTATATCTTGCTATTAAATTACATTTTACGACTGAAAACTATGATTTTTTTAAACACAACGCAAAGGTTAATTCTAGTTTAAACAGTTTTTTAAAACGTAATGATAGGTTTTTCTTTCATAAATTAGCAACTAAATATAAAAAAGAAGAACTAGTGGATTTCTTTGTCTGTAATTTCTTTGATAACTCAAAGACTTGGATAGGAAATCTGATAAGAGCAGATGGTGAAACAAATTATATTAAGTGGAAAAAATATACTGAGTCATTTACATACAATTTTAGAATGGATTGTAATAGGATTGTTAGCGTTATTAGCGATAATAATTGTAAGTTTGACGATATTTTTACTGTATCTATGGGACAACATCCTAGATTGCTACGGTTACTTCTTTCTAAGCAAATCTCAATACAGACAATCATCTTGTTGGATAAGATATTATCGTTTATCAAAACTTGGGATAAACAAATTGAAGAAACGGTTATTTGGCCTGAACTTTCTAAAAAGTTACAGAAACTAAAACCATTTGTTAATTATAACTTAACGAAGTGTAAATTTATTATGAAGGAGGTATTTGTACAATGACACAACAACAAGTAATAATTCCATTTTCAAATTTAGAAGGCGATAGAATATATCAAAATCTATACGGCACGTTAGAACTTATAAACAAGAACGGCCGAACATACAATGGTTCAATTGAAACAAAATCAATCAAACTTAAAAGCGGTAGTTTAAGTTATGTCTATAAAACAAAAGACAATCGTTGGTTTGACAAAACAGGAATGCCAATTGAACAACCAAAAAACTTAGTTACAAGAGATAAAAACACAGATGATTAAAAAAGATATAAAAGAAAGTGTTATAGATGTAGGTAGTGGTTTCTTTTTAGCCGTTATTATACAACTAACTATATTTCCTTTATTTGATTTACATCCTACTATATTTGATAGTTTTGGTATAGCAATAATATTTACCGTAGTGTCTATGACAAGGTCTGCTTGTTGGAGATGGTACTTTAGAAAAAGAAAATGAAAAGAGTATTTTGTATAGGCAATGGCGAAAGTCGTAAAGATTTTCCTTTAGAACAATTAAAATCATATGGTAAGATTTATGGTTGTAATGCTATCTATAGAGATTATCCTGACTTAATAGATGTACTAACTGCTGTTGATAATGGTATCATACACGAGATTTATCATAGCGGAATAGCAATGAAGAAAACTTGTTACTTTAGAAATTGGACTAAAGTTCCTGCAATGATGTATGAAAGTGTAGTTAATGGCCTATGTACAGAAGATGAGTTAAAAGAACTTAAAGGTTATGACGCAGTAAAAGAAAATGAACGAGGTGATTCAAAAGAATTTGTTATACACGGATCGTCATTAAAAGGTGTTGTAAATATTTTACGAAAGACACGTAAAGATTATCCTAGAGCAACAAAAGAAATAGTACAAACTAAAATTAAACACGCAACAATTAGCATATCTTGGATTAAAGAAGGTGATAAATCAAATGACGTTAAAGATTGCTGGACTGATTATAAAGACCACGGTTGGGCTTGTGGTGCAACAAGTGGTTACATAGCAACAAAGTTAGAAAATCCAGATGAGATATATTTGATAGGACACGACTTACAATCAAATACAGGTAGAATAAACAATATGTACAAAGGTACTAAAAATTATGCTCCGATTGAAGGTTCTGCTACACCACACGTAAATTGGGTCAATCAATGGTATACACTTATGGATTGGAATCCTAATATAAAGTTTTACAAAGTCAATAAGGCATTAGACAAAGAAAATATAAACAAAGAAATAGATGAATGGAGAAAGTGGAAAGAAAGAAAACAACTTCATTATATAACTCAAGCACAGCTGCTTGACAAATTGCAGAAAGAATGATACAATAGAACTATGTTAAGATTAATAAACTTCTTATTAAGAACTTTGCGATCTTTAAAAAGAAGATTAAAAGGTGATAAGGGTAAAACTTCACATAAAAACTGGTTAAAAGGTTACAATGAATGGAAGAACTCTTATAAATAATATTAATACTAATATTAATATTTACATTAATACATACAACAATATATACAAAGGAGAATATAATGTCAAACGCTTTAGAAGCACTCAAAAAGTCAAAATCTAATTTTGACGTTCTAACTAAACAGTTAGAAAAAACAATCGACAAACCCGAAACTAAAAACAAGTACCAAGATGATAGATTCTGGAAACCAGAACTAGATAAATCAGGTAATGGTTTTGCAGTATTAAGATTCTTACCTGCTGTAGAAGGCGAAGATATGCCTTGGCAAAGAGTCTGGCATCACGCATTTCAAGGACCTGGTGGTCAATGGTACATTGAAAATAGTTTAACAACATTAAACAAAAAAGATCCTGTGTCAGAAGAAAATACTAGATTATGGAATACTGGTATTGAAGCTGATAAAGAGATTGCAAGAAAAAGAAAAAGAAAACTACAATACTATTCAAACGTATTAGTAGTATCTGATCCAAAACATCCTGAAAATGAAGGTAAGGTATTTTTATTTAAATATGGTAAAAAGATATTTGATAAAATAACTGAAGCAATGAATCCTCAATTTGAAGATGAAAAGGCAGTTAACCCATTTGATTTTTGGGAAGGTGCAAACTTTAAACTAAAAATCAGAAAAGTTGACGGTTATTGGAATTATGATAAATCTGAATTTGAGCAAGTTAGTAGGGTAAAACCTAGTGACGAGGAGATTGACGCATTATGGAAATCTCAATATGCTCTAAAACCCTTCATTGATCCTAGTAATTTTAAATCTTATGATGAACTCAAAGAGAAACTGAATAAGGTACTTACTGGAACAAGAAGCACGGAGTCTGTAGAAGATATTGACCTCCCACCTGTCAGTAATGACGTACCCAAATCTTCTAACGGCTCTGTGGGGAAAGTATCGTCCACCGATGATGATGAATCATTATCGTATTTTAGTAAACTAGCTGAGGACGATTAATCTATCTCTCTCACTTTCTCAAATTAGGTAGCCGTCTTTCCTTTCTCTGGCGGCTACCTATAAGAATAAAAAAATAGAAAGGAAAATAATGTGATAAAACACATTGGCAATTAAAAACTGCTAACTAATAATATAGGAGAACAAAAATGTCAAATCAATTTATAGTACCATCAGGTACAAAATTTAAAGATATTCATTTAGAGTTAAATGAAAAATTAAAAGAAATATTTCCAGAAAGATATGGTGACGGCACTTTAGTCAAAGGTGCAAAATATATAGAAACAATCAATGCTGATTGGGATATGTTTAAAATGGATAATTATTATACAGATGATAAGGGTCTTAAAGAAGATGTCACTAATTCTGTTCAAAAAGTAAGAGCAGCTAAAAATAAAAAAATAGCTGAAGTAAAAGAAGATATTAAAAAAAATGGTTATGATTTAAGAGAACCTAGACCTGCTTTTTATAGGGATAAACAAGGTAGACTAATGCCTGCAGATGGTAGAGGTAAATGGGGTTCAATGAAAGAACTAGGTTATAAAAATATACAAGTTGATATATTTGAAGTTGAAAATCAATCTGTAGCAAGACTATTAGGTAATAGACTTAATTGGAAAACTAAACCAAAGGCTGATATAGAGGCTGATGATATTGAAAAACAATTAGTTGATGATATAAATGAAAATATTTTAATTCTATCAGGTAAAGAACACAAAGACTTTGCTTTATTAGTAGATGAGGCACAAGCAAGTGGTGGTGATAGTTTTAAAGAATCAACTTATAATAAAATTGCAAGACGAGTTTTATCCAAAGTCAATAAAGGCGCTTATGAAACTAGAATAAGTTATGATGATAAATCAGCAAAATTATGGATGGAAAAATGGAAGTATGTTGATGATT